TATATAGATTTATATAATCAATATTTTCACAAAACAACGGAACCCTATGTTTTTACAAAGTATAATTTTAAAACACTTACAACACGCCCGTCAAACACATTTAATGGAATAAATTATGCAGCACTTAACAAAGAAAATGGGTGTAGGGAAGCTTTTATCCCAAGGAATTCTTTATTTGTTGAGTTCGACATTAGCGCTTATCATCCTACTCTTTTGGCTCATGCAGTTAGGTATGATTTTAATAGTGAGGACATTTATAGTCATCTTGCACAAGTTTATAGATGTGATAGGCAGGAAGCCAAAATATTAACTCTACAACAATTATACGGGGGGGTTCTACCTCAATATCAAAATCTTGAATTTTTTAAAAAGATAATAATATACATAGATAATTTATGGGATACATTTCAACATATGGGGTATGTTGAATGCCCTATTTCGGGTTTTAAATTTTATAAGGATAAACTCGAAAATATGAATCCTCAAAAATTATTAAATTATGTAATTCAAAATCTAGAAACTTCCAATAATATTAATTTAATGTGGGAATTTTTTAGAATTTTAAAAGGAAAAAATACAAAGCTTGTCTTATACACTTATGATTCTTTTTTATTTGATTTTGATCCTAATGAAAAAGATGAATTAAGCGCAATCGGTAAGATAATTATCAAACAAAACTTAAGTTATAAAATAAAAAATGGAACTAGCTACAATTTTTGATATGCAATACGATATTTATGGTGAGACTAATTTTAAAGCCATAGATTTGAATAATAAGTTATTTTGCACCTTTACTCAGGAGCATCTCGTAGATGATATTATAGCAGACTTATCTTATAAGTATTCCATTTTGTATAATAAAATTTTTGTCTTAGAAGTAAAAGACAATAATGAATACGTTATCACTTATAATATTGATTTAGCTAATTTGGCTGGTATACCTTTAAATACTATATTAGTTCATAGAAAAAAGGAAACAAATACTTTATACACAATTAATGCTCTTAATGAGTTAATCAAAAAGTTAAATGGTGGAGTAGTTGACCCTCGTTATAAGATAGATTGGAAACACTATAAAAATACCATACTTTTAACTCAACAAAATGAGTTAAGACTGTTAAGAACAAAAATTTATAAAATTATTGAACTTTAACTTGGCAGTTTAAAAAAAGTTTTGTATATTTGGTTACAAATTAATTAGTTACATACTATGGATTTAAATTTCATCAAACAAAAAATGGCTGCGATGCAGCAAAAACCCGAACAGAGTAAGGGTGGGAATAAAGATCTATTCTGGAAACCACCTGTAGGCAAAGTTCAAATTCGTATTGTACCTTCAAAGTACAATCCTAATTCTCCTTTTAAAGAACTTCTATTTTACTACGGCATCGATCGCCCAGTAATGATTTCACCTCTTAATTTTGGAGACAAAGACCCAATTGCTGAAACAGCAAAACAACTACGCCAAACTAGTGATAAAGAAAATTGGCGCTTAGCTAAAAAACTTGATCCCAAAATGCGAGTTTTTGCTCCTGTAGTTGTACGTGGAGAAGAAGATAAAGGAGTACGTCTATGGCAGTTTGGTAAAGAAATGTACCTTGAACTTATGTCAATTGCTGATGATGATGATATTGGTGATTACACTGACGTAGCTGAAGGTCGTGATTTTACAGTTGACACTGTTGGGCCCGAAGTAACCGGTACTAACTACAATAAATCTTCAATCAGAGTTAAAACTAAACAAACTCTATTATCTGAAGATGCTGCTGAAGTTAAGCAATGGTTAGATACCCAACCTAACCCAGAAGAAGTCTTCAAAAAGTGGTCTTACGAAGAAATGAAACAATCTCTTGTTAAATTCCTCGTACCTGAAGATGCTGCTGAAGAAGGTGATATCATTGATAACGAAAAGGAACCAGAAGTAGAAGAAGCACCTAAAACAAATTATAGTTTAAACACTTCAGCTAAAACTATTAAACAAAGTAAAGCTGATAAGTTTGACCAGATGTTTGAAAGTGATCTTCCCTTTGATCTAGAATAATACATGGCAAGAGGTAAAAAACCAACCCAGTCGTTGTCGGCTGCGGTAACGGCAGAAATCCAAGCAAATTTTGACTTAGATAAATTTAAGAATAAAAAAGGTTTACTTGGTAATGTCAAATTTAAATCCCAACAATGGGTACCTTTATCTAATGCTTATCAAGAAGTAACAAGTGTGCCCGGTATTCCTACCGGACACATTGTTCTCTTGAGAGGTCATAGTGATACTGGTAAAACTACTGCTTTGATTGAAGCAGCAGTTAATGCCCAAAAAGCAGGTATTCTACCAGTATTCATTATTACCGAGATGAAATGGAGTTGGGAACACGCTACTCAAATGGGTCTGCAAATCGAAGAGGTAGTAGATGAAGAAACTGGAGAAATTCTAGATTATAAAGGATTTTTCTTATATGCTGACCGCGAAACTATTCACACAATTGAAGACGTAGCAGCATTTATTCTTGATTTACTTGATGAGCAGAAAAAAGGTAATCTACCTTATGATTTAATGTTCTTGTGGGATTCAATTGGTTCTGTACCTTGTGAATTGTCTGTACGTTCTAATAAAAATAACAACGAATGGAACGCAGGAGCGATGTCAACTCAATTTGGTAATGGTGTAAATCAACAAATTACATTATCTCGTAAAGAATCATCTAAACATACTAACACATTAGTTTGTATCAATAAGGTATGGACAGCAAAAGCTGAAACACCTATGAGTCAACCTAAACTGATGAACAAAGGTGGTTTCGCAATGTGGTTTGATGCCACGTTTGTTGTAACGTTTGGTAATGTTTCTAATGCTGGTACCTCCAAAATTAAAGCAATTAAGGATGGTAAGCAGGTTGAATTTGCAAAACGCACTAAAATCCAAATTGATAAAAACCACATTAATGGTATTACTACTCGTGGTAATATTATTATGACTCCTCATGGTTTTATTGATGATAGTGATAAGGCATTAAAATCTTATAAGGATGCTCACGCAAAAGAGTGGAGTAAAATTCTAGGTGGTGGTGATTTTGAAGTTGTAGAAGAATTAGACAACTTTGAACCAACACAAGAATTCTCTCAGGAACCAGAATAAGATGAATAAAGAAGATTTATTAAAACTCCTCAGCAATTTAGATGAGGAGAATGAAATAGTACTCCCTAAAAAGCACGATAGAGTTCTTTTGATAGATGGTTTAAATCTATTTTTTAGAAACTTTGCAATGTTAAATTTTGTTAATGAAGAAGGTCTTCACGTAGGAGGTCTTGGGGGTTTTATTCGTTCTTTAGGAACTTTAATAAATCAAATTCAGCCAACTTCTATATATATTGTTTTTGACGGGCAGGGATCTGCTACTAACAGAAAAAATATAAATTCTGATTATAAATCTAATAGAAATATTAGACGAATTACAAATTGGCAAGTTTTTAATAGTTTAGAAGAAGAAAACGAAGCAAAAATAAACCAAATTGTAAGATTAATTCATTATTTAAAATGTTTACCTGTTAAAGTAGTATCCCTGCCCAAAGTCGAGGCAGATGATATCATTGCTCATTTATCTAAAAAATTAGAATCTAAATATAATTCTAAAGTTTTTATTGTTTCTAGTGATAAAGATTTTATTCAATTAGTAACTGAAAACATTATTGTTTACAGACCAATAGAAAAAGATTATTATACTCAAGAAACAATTAAAGAAAAATTTGGAATCCCCGCAAAGAATTTTATATTATATAAAACATTATTGGGAGATAGTTCAGATATGATTAAAGGAATTAAAGGTTTAGGTGAAAAAGGTATCCTAAAAAAATTTCCTGAATTAGCTGAAAAAGAATTAGATTTAGATGGCATCTTTAGTATTTGTGAAAATAAGTTTAAAGAACATGTAACTTATGCTCGTGTAATACAAAGTATAGATGAATTAGAAAAAAATTATACAATAATGGATTTAGCTAATCCAATGTTAGATGATAAAGAAAAATGTTTTTTGGATAATTTAATAAAAGATAAAACACCAAAATTGAATGAAAATGCTTTTTTAAAGTTTTACCATGAAGATGGTTTAAGACATTTAATTAAAAACATTGAATATTGGTTAACAAGCAATTTTAAAGATATTATAAGCGAATAAAATGACTCTGAGTAATTTAAATTCATATGGTCCAGGTTTTCAGATAAAGGTTTTAGCTTCACTTTTAAATCATAAAGAGTTTTTAATAAACATTCATGATATTTTAAGTGAAGATTATTTCGATAATCAAGCACATAAATGGGTTGTAAAAGAGATACTTAAGTATTATGAAAAGTATCACACAACTCCAACAATGGAAGTACTAAAAGTAGAACTTAAAAAAGTTCAAAATGAAGTACTCCAAATTTCTATTAAAGAACAATTAAAAGAAGCATACAAATCATTAAATGATGATTTAGCTTATATTGAAGAAGAATTTTCAACTTTCTGTAAAAACCAGATGTTGAAAAAAGCCTTACTTCAATCTGTTGACTTACTACAAGCCGGTGATTATGATTCAATTAAATTTATGATTGAATCTGCTATGAAAGCCGGTCAAGATAAAAATGTAGGTCACGAATACTCTAAAGATATTGAATCTCGATACAGAGAAGAACATAGAATTGCAGTACCCACACCTTGGGGAGAATTTAATGAACTACTTCAAGGTGGTTTAGGTGGTGGTGATTTTGGTCTTATTTTTGGTAACCCTGGTGGTGGTAAATCTTGGGCATTAGTTGCTCTAGGAGGTCATGCTGTTAAAATGGGTTTTAATGTAATCCACTACACTCTTGAATTAGGTGAAGATTATGTAGGCCGTCGTTATGACGCTTACTTTACCCAAATCCCAGTTAATAAAATTACTCAATATAAAAAAGAAGTTTCAGACGTTGTTGAGCAAATCCCAGGTCGATTAATTATTAAAGAATTTCCAACAGGTAAGGCAACTATATCGACTCTTGAATCACACATTAAAAAATGTATTGATTTAGAATTCCAACCAGATTTAATTCTTGTTGACTATGTAGACCTTCTTCGTTCAAAACGTAATAGTAAAGAACGTAAGGAAGAGATAGATGATATTTATGTTGGCACAAAAGGATTAGCTAGAGAGCTTAATCTCCCAATATGGAGTGTATCACAAGTAAACCGAGCAGGTTCAAAGGATGACATCATTGAGGGGGATAAGGCTGCTGGCTCCTATGATAAGATGATGATTACTGACTTCGCAGCTTCATTATCAAGAAAAAAAGAAGATAAAGTAAATGGAACAGGTAGATTTCACATTATGAAAAATAGATATGGAATAGATGGCCTGACATATGGGGCAAAAATTGATACCTCTACCGGATTCTTTGAAATATCTTCAGATCTTGATTCATACAGCACACCAAGTCCTACACAAAATACAAGTTTTGATTCATTTTCAAGTGACGACAAGAGTAAAATAAGTGATTTTTTACTCAAGATAAACTAATTTATTAAAAAAACTAATACTATGGCAAAGAAATCAAATCTGTTGCATGAGAGAATTATCTACAAACCTTTCGAATATCCGGAAGCATATGATTATTGGCTTAAACAACAACAGGCACACTGGTTACATACTGAAGTTCCAATGATGTCTGATTTGAATGACTGGAACTCTAATCTTAATGAATCTGAAAAAAATATTATTGGTTCTATCTTAAAAGGTTTTGCCCAAACAGAAACTATTGTAAATGATTATTGGTCAGGGTTAGTAACTAAATGGTTTAGAAAACCAGAAGTTATTATGATGGCTACAACATTTGGCGCTTTTGAAACAATTCACGCTGAAGCTTATTCTTTATTAAATGAAACACTCGGACTTGATAATTTTTCAGAGTTTCTCGAAGATGAAACTACGATGGCTAAAATTGAAAATCTTATGCTTGTTAGGGATAGTTTTAATGGCGAAAAAGATTTCCACGAAATTGCCAAATCATTGGCTATATTCTCAGCCTTTACCGAGGGCGTTAACTTATTCTCTTCATTCGCCATACTACTCTCTTTTAAAATGCGAAACAAGCTTAAGGGAGTGGGTCAAATTGTTGAATGGTCTATTAGAGACGAGTCTCTCCACTCAGAAGCAGGATGTTGGTTATTTAGAACTCTTATTAAAGAAAATCCAAAACTCAAAACAAAAGAACTAGAAGCAGCAATTAATGAAGCAGCTTTATTATCTCTTAAACTCGAACTTGATTTTATTGATAAGGTATATGAGTTAGGTGATCTTGAAGGATGTTCAAAATACGATCTTCAAAATTTTATCAAAAATCGTGTTAATACCAAACTTGGTGATCTTGGTTATAATCCAATCGTTTCAAATATTGATATGACAGCGGTTGAACGTATGAAATGGTTTGATGCTTTATCTGCGGGTAAACAACACACTGATTTCTTTGCTAGTCGTGTTACTAATTATTCTAAAGGACACATGCAGTGGGATGAAAGCATTTTTTAAAAAATTTATTAGAGCATTTTTTGAAACTATTCAATCGCATTAAAATGAAAAAGTATTTTTTAATTACTCTTTTATTCCCACTTACTCTTTTAGCCCAACTAAAAGATAGTGTATATTGGAACACCCCTTACTTTATAATTAACTATTCAGAAGTACTAGAAGGACCTCGTTCAGTAAGATACTCTGTAGCTTGCCCAAATGGTACTGCATCTCGTACTGGAATGGATTTTTATACTGAAAAAGGACTTAAAACATCAGATAATAAAGACTATGAAGAAAATGAATGGGACAAAGGACACATGGCTCCCGCGGCATCTCTTAATTGTGATCGCGATATGCTATACGCTACTTTTACTTATGTCAATTCTAGCCTTCAACAACAAAGTCTAAATCGTGGTGTTTGGAAAAAGTTAGAAATATATGAACGTGAACAAGCAAAAACAGCTCAAGTTCAAGTGTTTATTCGAATAGAATATGATAAAACACCAGCTCGAGTTCCTACAAATGCTGCTATCCCTAAAGGATATTATAAGGAACTTAAGATTGGAAATCGCAAAGAGTGTTATTATTTTAAAAATGTAGCACCTGTATCAAAAGAATTAAATGATTATAAGTGTAATTGTAGAAACGTAATAAAATAAAATGGATAATAATTTAGTAGCAGATTTTTCTATTTGGGAAAAAGGGAAAGACTACCCTGAGTACATGGATGAGGTAGCACTCAGTACCATTTCAAAAGGTTATTTACTCCCAGGTGAAACACCCAAAAAAGCTTACAGAAGAGTAGCACACGCTGTGGCGATGCGTTTAAATCGTCCTGACTTAGAAAATAAATTTTTTAAATACATTTGGAATGGATGGATTGGTCTTGCCAGCCCTGTTCTTAGCAATACCGGTACTGATCGTGGTTTGCCTATCTCTTGTTTTGGAATTGATACGCCCGATAGTGTTCGTGGAATTGGACTTACTAACGCTGAACTTATGCGCCTTACTTCCTACGGCGGAGGAGTTGGAATCTCGCTTAGCCGCATTCGACCAAGAGGTGCTCATATCACAGGAAATGGAAAGTCAGAAGGAGTTGTACCATGGGCTAAAATCTATGACTCCACTATCATTGCCACTAACCAAGGTTCTGTTAGACGAGGAGCTGCATCCGTAAACTTAGATATCAGCCATAAAGACATTCATGAGTTTCTTCAGATTCGCAGACCTAAAGGAGACCCAAATAGACAATGCCTTAACCTACATCAGTGTGTAGTTGTTGATGATGCGTTTATGAAGCGCTTAAATGATCGCGACAGCGAGGCTATGTCATTGTGGTTAGAAATACTTAAATCACGCGTAGAAACCGGTGAACCCTACATTATGTTTAGTGATAATGTCAATAAAGACAACCCACTAGCATACAGAATGAACAATTTAAATGTTTCAATGACTAACATCTGTACTGAAATTACACTTCACACAGATGAAGAACATTCATTTATTTGTTGTTTAAGTTCATTAAACTTAGCTAAATATGATGAGTGGAAAGATACAGATGTAGTTGAAACTGCAATCTATTTTCTTGATGGTGTAATGGAAGAATTCATCCAAAAAACCAATGGTAAAGAATCTATGATTCGCTCACACAGACATGCTAAAAAAGGTCGTGCACTTGGTTTAGGAGTAATGGGATGGCATACATTCTTACAACAAAAGAATTTACCATTTAACTCAATTGCCTCTACTGCTTGGACTCACACTATTTTCAGCCAAATTAAATTACAAGCAGAAGCCGCATCTCGTAAAATGGCTACAGAGTATGGTGAACCACTCTGGTGTAAAGGTACGGGTATGAGAAATACTCACTTACTAGCAATTGCACCAACAGTTTCTAATTCTCGTATTAGCAGTTGTTCAGCAGGTATTGAACCTCAACCAGCAAACGTTTATGTGTTTAATGGTGCCAAAGGAACTTTTATTGTTAAAAATCCTGAGCTTGAAGCACTATTAAAGAAAAAAGGACATAATGTAAGTAAAGTTTGGGATCAAATTCTAGCTGACAATGGTTCAGTACAAAATTTATCTCATGAAATTCTAACTGAAGACGAAAAAGAAATATTCTTAACCTTCCCAGAAATTAACCAGTTAGCTTTAGTTCAACAAGCAGCAGTTCGCCAAAAGTATCTTGACCAAACCCAATCACTTAATCTTTCATTTGATCCAACCGATTCACCTAAATGGATTAACCAGGTACATATGGAGGCTTGGAAGCTTGGAATCAAAACACTTTATTACTTACGCACTGATTCAGTAATTAAAGGAGATCTTGGATCTCGCACTGTAGATTGTGTTGCTTGTGATGGGTAGATAATTTTAAATTTCTTTTTTACTAGGGGTGTCTTCGGACACCTCTTTGTATTTATAATAAACCCATAAATTATGAAACTACCTATTACTTTTGAACAATTTTCAAAAGATCCTACAAAAGGTCTACTGTTTTTAGTAATTGTTGCTATAGGTTATTTATACGTCGATATCAAATTAAGCAATTCTGATTTGATCGGTAAATACGACGAGCGTGTAGCTGGTCAAGACCAAAAAATTGAGTTATTAACTGAACACGTTCGTAGAAGTGATTCTACATTAGGTTACATGATAAGCAAGGTTGAAATGCTTCAAATCATGAAATAATGGACGTTAAAAAAACTTACATTATAGGAGTAGCATCTATTATTTTAGCTACCACTATAATTTCAGTTACGGCTCAAAAACCAAATGAGCCTAAAGTTGATGAAGTTAAGTTCCTACTTCAAAAATCACAGGAACAAATGAAACAAGCCACTAAAATGGCTAAGGCTATTGATAAATCTACTACAGAAAAAGTTGTTGGAATGAAGGAGTCAATCCAGACGTTGCAAGAAGAAAAACTAATTTTAACAACACAACTAAATGAAGTCAAGGCTATCATCGATTCTGTTTCTCCTTCCGCTACTCCTTTTGAACTCGAGTCTGACGGCTCAAACTAGATATCCTTACGAGTTAATTAAAGGTAAAGATACAACTGTGACTATGCTTAAGTCACAGGCTGTTTATCTTAACCAGACTATTGCTAAGCAAAAAACAAAACTTAACGAAATTAAAACTGAGTATGATTCTGCTAAAGCCGAATATGCTGTTTTAGATTCTAGTTTTAATGAACTTCATATTTATGCAGGTCAAAAAAGTGCTAAAGTAACTGAATTAGATTCGATTATAAAGAATCAACAACCAATTGTTAAAATTGATACTGTAATTAAAGAAATTCAAGTACCAAGTCTACCACCTGTTAAAGGTTTATCAAGATGGGGTATGAGTTTTTCTAGAGGTTCTTTAAATTCATTTAGTGATTTAAGAAGTGAATCTATTGAAGCCATAGAAGGTAGTACTCAAGCTTTAACATATTCGCCTGATAAACATTGGGAAACTAGAGGTATATTAACTCAAGGCACTATTAGAGGTACTCGAACCACTCCAATAGAAGACACCCAAACATTTGGAGCTACACTTTATTCAGCTGAATTAGTCTTAGCTTATAATTTTGCAGTAAGTAAAGATGGAAGTATTACTATTTTTGGAGGTAATGGATTTGCTCATGCCCATCGTTATTTAACCTCAGCTAGTAATCCTAACTACCCTTTAATGGAAATTAATTCAGCAGGAGGAGTTTGGACAATCTTTACTACTTTAGGAGGTGAGGTAGGAATTAACTTAACTAAATCTGTAAAAGTATTTGGTGGTACTAAAGTAAATGTTTATTCAACAGACGATTTAGATGCTTGGGCTTCTTACAATAAAGGAACCCCAGATATTATACAATATACTTATGCGGGTCTAGCTTTTAGATTTAGTAGGTAATATTTATAATAAATGTTTTATATAATAGTTGTATTAAATTAACTTTTAAATTTAAAATTATGGCATTTAGTGACATTTTTAAAGACAAGAATGATTTCAACGAAAAAACTATCGTTGGCTTTATGTCATTCTCAGTAATGAGTATTGCAGCTCTTGCAGACGTCGCAACTGGTATTATGGGTCAAGAACTCGTTATCAGTGATACAATCTTTAACTCTTTTGTAATCATCACTCTTGGTGCTTTCGGTATTGCTGAAGCAGGTAAAATTTTTGGTGGTAATAAAAAAGATAAGTCTAACGAAGAAGAAATAGGATAATGAAAGATATTTTTAATGCAATTTTGAAATTTTTACTAGGTAAAACAAAATTAGATGAAACATTAGCTGATGAGCTAGGTAACTTAAAAGAAAAAGTAGATACTATTGATAAAATTGATAGTGATACTGAAGTAAAACAAGAAGAAACCCCTAAAACCGAAGAATAATCATGATGTTATCCGAAAATCTTTCAGTCGCTGAATTTAGCAAATCAGATACCGCAAAAAGAAAAGGTATTGATAATACTCCAAAGGGAGTTCATTTAGAAGCAGCTAAAGAATTAGCTCAAAATATTTTCCAACCTATTAGAGAACATTATGGAGTACCTATCTTCTTATCTTCAGGATATAGAAGTGATGCTTTAAATAAAGCAGTAGGTGGTTCAGCTACTTCACAACACTCAAAAGGTGAAGCAATTGATATTGATATGGACGGGCATAAAGGTCCATCTAATGCTGAAATCTTTAATTACATCAAAGAAAACTTAAACTTTGATCAGTTAATTTGGGAATTTGGTACTAAAACAGCACCAGATTGGGTTCACGTATCTTATAAAAAAGGTGGTCCTCAAAGAAAACAAATTTTACGTGCAGTAAGAAATTCTGCAGGTAAAACTGTTTACGAACCTTACAAATAATAACAATAATGAAACTTAACCTTCCACTACTGGCTATTACTTCGTTATCAGCAGGTGTAACCTTTATGTGTTCTTATTTTATGAAGCTAACTATGGCTAATTCTGATCAGTATTTAGCCGTAGTGGGAGTTATGTTTCTAGATGGCATATTTGGAATGATTGCAGGTGCTAGAAGAGAAGGATTTCAAACTCGTAAAGCTTTACAAGTATTAAGAAATACCTTTGCTTGGTTAGTTATTCTAACAGGTATCCTGATGGTAGAACAAGGTTTTACTGGAACAGCTTGGCTTAGTGAAGTAATCGTAGTACCTTTTATGATATTTCAAATCATAAGTGCACTTAAAAATGCATCTATGGCTGGTTTTATTAAGGCATCTTTATTAAATGAGATTCTTGATAAAATAGATCAACATAAAGGTATAAGAAAAAAAGATGAAAAATCTACAGAATAAAATATTTCCATTTTTAATAGCGCTTTCTGCACTATCAGTTTCTGCTTCGGCCGCTTTCTATTCAGTAAGCGGCCTTAGTAAACTTTTCGCAGGTGCTAGTTTGGCTGTAATTATTATGGCAACTTCTCTAGAAATAGCTAAACTAATTATTGTTTCTTTACTTTATCAGTATAGAAAAACTTTACCTTTAATGTTAAAAATTTATTTAACAATAGCTGCTACTATCCTTGTTTTAATTACTTCTATGGGTATTTATGGTTTTTTATCAGCAGCATATCAAGAAACAGCAAATAAAGATGGTTTTGTTACTCAACAAATAGAAGTATTAGAAACTAAAAAAGAATTATACGAAGATAATCGTAATAATATTATCCAAGAAAAACAATCATTAGCTGAATTAAAAGGTACATTATCTAAAGGTTCAACTACTCAATATACAGATAAGAATGGTAATTTAGTAGTTAGATCTAATAATGCATCTATTAAACAAATTGAATCTGCTAATAAATCGGATGATGCTTTAACAAATAAATTAAATATAGTTAATGATTCTATATTTAGTTTAGAAACTCAAATATTAGAAGTTAAAACTAATGGTGAAGCCGCAAGTGAATTAGGACCTTTAAAATTTCTTTCTAACTTAACGGGCGTTGCCATGGATAGGATCATAAATTGGTTATTATTAATTATAATATTTGTATTTGATCCTTTAGCAATTGCATTAGTTATAGCAGCTAATTTTGCTTTTGAAAATTCTAAAAATAAAAATGATATGAAGTTATTTAATTGGTTTAAAAAACAAACCACCCCAGAACCTACCCCAGTACAAGAAGTTTCTAATAATGAACCTGAGATTTTTCCTGAAGAAATTATTTTAGAAGATATTAAAAGTGATGTTTCTGAAGAAAAAAAAGTTACTTTAGCTGAACCTACTGAAAGTTTAGTTGAGCTTGTAAATGAATATAAAGAAAATATCCAAACCCAACCCCAACTCAGCCCCCGAGAATTAAAAATTAAACAAAAATTTAATAAATCAGATGATGATTTGACTATAAAATATTAGTTATGAAAAAAATATTAGTTTTATTTATTTTTTTATTAGTATCATTTAGTTCATTTGGGCAACAAATTCTAAAATGGCATAAAGTTACTAACTATATGTCTACCTCCGAAATGATTTGGAGTCAGGTAGAACAAAAAACAATATTTTTTGATAATCACGATTTAGCAGCAACCAGTGCTGTTTGGGATATTACATTAGATGTAGTAAACGGAGAAGGATTTGTAACCTCAGGTAATATTACTTACCGAGTAAAATCAACCACAATTGAAGAGCGAGAAGGAATGAAAATGGTTGTAATGAATGCTTACAATGAAACTTTAAATATTCCTGTTTTAATGATTGCAAATACTATTGATAATAAATTTAAAATGGGTATTTACGTTGAAGCACATAAAAAAGTTTATTATTTCTACGAATAATTTATTTGTAAAATGATTTCAAATCTAAAACGACCTTATAAATTAGAAATAAGAAAAACCTATCAAAAAGGTTGGGGAGTATTTGCTACTTCACCTATATATCTTAATGAAGTTATTGAAGAATGTCCTTTATTAGAAGTACCTACTAAATTATCTAACTCTCACCCTGAAGCTTTTATGGATTATGCTTTTGCTTATCCAATAGAAAACCCTCAACTACAAGTTCTTCCTCTTGGATTTGGCTGTATATACAATCATTCAGATACACCTAATGCTAAATGGCAACACAATCCATTAGATAGTCAAATTTTTCAATTTATAGCTATAAGAGATATACAAGTAGGAGAAGAGATTTGTACTTATTATGGAGACGAAAAATATTGGGCTCAAAGACCCTACATTAAAAAAATTTAAAACATTTTACAATACATGGCAACGCTAGATAATAGATTGCGAGCAATAAATTTTCAAATTCAATCATTTTTAGGACTTAAAAAACAAGACAATAATGAGAATTTTGAGCTAGTTAAAGAATGGGATTTTACTAAAACTACTTTTGATGAGTTAAAAAAAGATTTTCGTTTTACCCCACCTTGGGGTGAAAAAATAAATAAGAAACACTCGTGTAAGTTTAACGAGAATAATATTAAATTAACCTCTGAAGGAATTGAATTTTGGAATTCAGTAAATACTGGAAGTGATAATACGGAAACTCCTTATATTGCAGGAGCGATTATAACGAGAAAAGCAACTACTTTACCAGCATTCGGGAAAATTGAGGCGTTGGTTGAAATCCCAAGGTATAAGGGACAATTCCCAGCATTTTGGACGACTGATGAATTAGCAGCAATGCCCGAATTTGATATATTTGAGTTTATTTGGCCCTCATGGAAAGAAGAAGCTACAATGGCTGGGAATATTCACTATGGAACTGCTTATGATTCTAAAAAATGGAAATTTGATAATCCAAGTTGGTTGGGTGTAAGTGGAAAAACGTGGGATAAACCCATTAAATTTAGCGCTGAATTTTATCCTCACGAGACTCTATATAAGGTAAATAATTATGTTGTATATAAAACTATAAACGGGTATACACCTAATAATAGGGTAGTGTGGTTAAATGGTGGCACTTATCATAGTGGAGGAGGGCCTATAGGAGAAGGACCATGGTTATCTTTAAAAGCTAAATATCTAAAATTTTACAGATTAAAAGAATAATTTTTTACTTAACTTGCCCCCAACTAGTATGTTTAGTATATTTATTAAAAATAAAATAAACAAATGGAAAATTTTCTAACTGAACAGGACAAAAAGAAAACACAACTTATTGATGAGCTTTTATCTGTAGCTAGCCTATTAGATGAAGCCTATCAATACCACCCCGCAAATCCTAAACAAATTAAAGTAGAGGATTATTTCCAAGAGTTAAGTGAGAGAAAAGTACAAATTGAAACTGAATTATCTAATTTAGAAAATTGAGCAAAAAAAAGTTAATTAAAGGATCCAAAATTAAAGTTAAAGGTATCTCTGAACAAGGTATCTCTAGAACTTCTATTCACGGAAAAATCTGGCAAATTGAGCGAGTTGTTAACGACTTGTCTGAATTTTACTCTAGCAAAGGTCCTTTAATTGCTTTAAAAAGTTGTAGTGAAAGGAATGCTTGTTTTTGGTTTTATTATAAAGAAGATCCTCATTTTAAAATAACAAAATTTTTAGGATAAGAATTATTCTTTTAAAAAATCCTAATATGTATTATTGTATAACAAAATACCATAAATAAAAATGGCAATAACAACTTTAGCAGTTAGACAATTTTACCAAATTCCTTCAGAATATGGCACTTTTAACCGTCCTGCATCAACTTTTGTAGTTACTGGATCTGTTAGTAGACTACTAGTTGATGGTGGTCGATCAAATTTAGCTAATGATTCTATGACTATCACCACTCAAAATAGCAGCCCCTATATTGCAAACTCAGGCACTGCAGAAGGTTGGTGGCCTAGTCCTAGTATTGACGGAGCTACGGGATATGGTATTATTGTAGGTGGAAATGATGTATTTGCAAATACTTCTCCAGATGGTAGAATTTCAACAGTTTCATGTTGGGGTTGGATTGCACAAGAAGATCAAGCTGCTAATGATGCTGAATTTATTGCTTTAGCTGAAATTGTAACTGGAGTTGAAATAGCTAATACAGCATCTGCTAAAACTAATTTACAAAGCCGTGGTTATTACTATCAATACCCAACTGGGTATCAAGGACAAAGCCCAGGCACAGGACCAGGTTCAGATTCTTAATTGAAATAAAAAATATTTTAGAAAGAAGGGAAAATTTTTATAATTTTCCCTTGCTTTTTTTTAAAATTGGTTGTAAATTCAAGATAAATAAATTCTTAATGATAAAAGTTAGTCACGAAACTCCGTTATGTCTATTAGAAGATAGTCGTTTATTTAATGATTATGATTATTGCCTCCCCCACTTGCTCGATCAAGAGCAAGGCTATCAAGATTATTTTTTAACATCAGTAGCACAAGGTCGCTATGTTATTATGGATAATTCACTTCATGAGCTAGGACATGCTTATGATGAGGATCGTTTGCTACACTGGATTAGTGTACTTCGCCCTAATGAATTTATTGTACCTGATGTTTGGCAAGATCGAGACAAATCAGTAGTAAACGCTCGTAAATGGGCTCAAGTTAAACTACCTATGGGGGTAGAAAAAGTAGCAGTAGTTCAAGCAACTACTATTCACGAAGCTGCTACTTGCTATCAAACCTACAAAGATCTAGGTTACAAGAAAATTGCATTTTCATATGGCGCTTCTTACTATAATGATGTAGTACCTCACGCTAATAAAAACCTAGGTAAAGCACTTGGACGTTTATCTGTTATCTCAGCTCTATATGAAACTAAAGTAATTGAAAATAACGATCGAGTACATTTATTAGGATGTCAAGTACCACAAGAATTTGGATGGTATAATGGATTTCAATTTATCGAATCAATTGATACTTCAAACCCAGTAATGGCTGCTCTAGAAGGCATGCGTTACACAAATGCGGGTTTAATTGAAAAACCAAAAGCAAACATGAACGATTATTTCTTTATGTTGTCTGATCAAGTTGATTATGAGCTTTTATCTTATAACATTTTAAAGTTTCGTGAAATTAACGATTTGTAAAAGCGTTTGCCTATACGCTTACAATACATGGCAAATTAAATATTTATACAAAACATGGCAAAACACGTTGTAGTTTCGTTATCTGGAGGAATGGATTCCTCAACACTATTGCTTAGAGCGCTAAGCGAATTTGATACTGTAACAGCAGTATCGTTTGACTATGGTCAAAAACATAAAGTAGAGCTTGATCGAGCCCAATCACTGGTAAATTATATTAATGATAATCCTACTAGAGTATTCCATCATGATCATGCTCCAAATGGATTTGAAGAATCGTATCCATTAGTAAATTACCGAGTAATTAAACTTGATGGTTTAGTTGATTTACTTAACTCAGCCCTAGTAACAGGTGGTGCCGAGGTACCAGAAGGTCACTATGCTGAAGAAAACATGAAAGCTACAGTAGTACCCAATCGAAACAAGATTTTCAGTTCAATTACTCAGGCAATTGCTTTGTCTATTGCTACTGAAAAAAAAGAAGAATGTTCTATTGCTTTAGGTATTCACGCAGGTGATCACGCTATTTATCCTGATTGTCGTCAAGAGTTTCGTGACGCTGATGACCTCGCCTTTCGAGTAGGTAACTGGGATAGTGAATTAGTTTCATATTGGACTCCATATCTTGAAGGTGATAAATTTACTATTTTGCAAGATGGAGAGAAATTGTGTGCTAATCTAGGAGTTGACTTTAATGAAGTTTATAAACGCACTAATACCTCTTATAAACCACTTCAACATATTATTGAAACGCAACCTGGATGGACTGAGCTAGTATGGTTTAGTGATTACAAATCAGCATCATCTGTTGAACGAGTTGAAGCGTTTATTAAGCTGGGTCGCCCCGATCCCGCAGAGTATGCTGACGAGACCGGTCCTGTAACTTGGGAACATGTAATAAATGAAGTATCTAAAGTACTATCTAATCATGAGTGATGGAATAACAGAAGCTCGTAGAGGCACCTATTTTAAATCCGATAAATATAACCATGATGATAGTATTATTAATCCTGAGTTATACGGAAAAATAAAAAGTACAAAAAACGTGAAAATAGATACTAAAATTAAAGATTTTAAACATATGCCTAATCAAAAATGGCATAAAATTATGAGCTTTATTAAATCAAGTATCCGTATAACTGGTTATATTCTTATCCCATTCGACTTGACCTCAGCTGCTCTTGTTCTTATATTTAGTGAAATAGTAGGTATATTAGAAGAATTAGTATGAAAAAATTCGAAACTTGGTTTTTGAAATATGGACATTGGAGTTTTTTAACAAGCTCACTTTTTGAAGCATCAGAGAGTCGTTGGTTAACGGCGGCTGCTTTTATGTTTCTTTTTATTAACTATCAATTTTTAAACAAAAAATGAAACAACTTTGGTATTTTTCAGCCCCATGGTGCGGTCCATGTCAATCTTTTGGTCCTATTATGGATCAAGTAACAAATGCAGGTGTAAATGTAAAAAAAGTTAATATTGATTATGAACCTAATGCCTCAACTACTTATGGTATTAAAAGTGTTCCAACTGTTATTTTAGTTGAAGACGGACAAGAAAAAGCACGTTTTATAGGAGCTCGTTCTTTGAATGATGTGATTAAATTTTACAATCAATAATGAGTAGTTTTAGGTCAACAAAAGTATTTGATGGCTACTCAACAGTATTCCGCCAATGGAAAGCTGAAGGAACACATTGTAGATTCCTTCATGGCTATGGAGTAAGTTTAAAAGTATGGTTCGAAGGTGAACTTGACCAGCGTAACTGGGTATGGGACTTCGGAGGTATGAAGCGTGCTAAAGGTACTATCGATGGTATGAACCCTAAAGCATGGATGGATTATATGCTTGATCATACTACAATTATTGCAGATGATGATCCATACCTTTCTTACTTCCATAACATGTACACCGAAGGTCTAATTCAACTACGAATTATTCCAGCTACAGGAGCAGAGCGTTTTGCAGAGTACTTCTACAACAAATTAAATACATTTATTCAAGAAGAAACAGATGGTCGTGTTAAAGTAGTTCAAGTTGAATTTCGTGAACACGAGAAAAACACAGCATTTTATAAAGGATAATTATGTCACTAGGAAGAATAGAAGACTACAATAAAATTCTACCAATTGTAGAATTATACACTTGTGTGCAATCAGAGGGTAGCCGAGCAGGTCGCCCTACTGTTGCAGTCCGCACTACGGGTTGCACCCACCGCTGCTACTTTGGTGAAGGTGGATGGTGTGATTCTTGGTACACAAGTATCCACCCTGAAAAAGGTAAATACACTTTCCAGGATATTATTAACATTTACGATCAAAATCCTGAAATTAAGGAGATGATGTTAACTGGAGGTTCTCCAACTATGCATCCAAAACTCGTAAACGAACTAACTCACTTTGCAAATGAAAGGCAAATCATCATCACGATCGAAACAGAAGGGTCTGCTTTCCTTGAAACAGATTATCCTATTGGGCTTATTAGTTTCAGCCCTAAATTTAGTAACAGCGTGCCTGTACTTGGGGGTACTACACCTCTTGGGAGTATTGTAGATCAAAAATTCATTGATACTCACAATCGACTACGTCTAAACAAAGACGCGATTAAAAAGTCAATGGCTTATCATTCAGACTACCATATGAAGGTAGTCGTTAACCCAGATGAAATGCCAGAAACTTGGGCTGAAATTCGTTCATTTATGGATGAGCTAGAAGTACCAAAAGATAAAATCTGGATTATGCCTCCTGGAGATAATCGTCAAGAACTAATTCGTGTTTATCCTATGGTAATTGATTGGTGTACTAAGAATTACTATAACTTTACAGGTCGTGAACATATTATTGCTTTTGATACTAAACGTGAAGTCTAATGCCTTTTGTCATTTTTAAGCATACTAACATCCAAGGAATCCCTCGTACTATCATCGTGAATGATAGTGAGGGTATTCCTATGGAGTTTGAATCTATGAGTGCTGCTACAAAATTAGCTGAACTATTTCAAGCCAACACCACTTCAGGAAATATTTACGAAGTAAAAAAAATAAAATAATGGCTAAAACTAGTGAAAAAATAGTTTGCCATAACTGTTTAGATTCTATAACTTTTAAAAAAGGAGTTAAAGTAGAAAGAAATAACTTTGGGATTCCTCATTTTGTTTGGATTTGTAAAAAATGTTACGATGCAGCTCCTACTAGAAAATAATAAAGGACATGTTATAGTAGACGATTCTACAGGTAAAATTATTTCTGTTGTCGTTCATAATGCTATTAAAAATAAACAAGATTTTATTAACTTAGCCAGTTTTACAAATAACCCAGATGGGACTCACTCTGCAACACGTTTTGTAAAATGAACAATTTAGATAAAACATACCAAGCACTCCTACAAGATATCCTAGATAACGGAGTAAAAAAGGAAGACAGAACAGGTACCGGAACTATTTCAGTATTTGGTCGTCAGATCAGACATAAAATGTCTGACGGTTATCCTTTGCTTACTACTAAGAAAATGGCATTCAAAACTATGGTAACTGAGTTACTGTGGTTTTTGAAAGGAAATACCAACATTAAGTATTTGGTTGAGAATGGATGTAACATATGGACTGGGGATGCATACAAACGTTATAAAACTGTATGGGAATACGAATTAGATGAACCATTGTCAATGGAAGACTTTGTTCAGCGTATTAAAACAGATCCTATTTTTGCACACGTTTGGGGTGAGTTAGGACCAATTTATGGAGCACAATGGAGAAAGTGGCCATCATCTGATTTAGCAGGTGGTGATATTGACCAAATTAAAAATCTAATTTATCAACTCAAAACAAACCCAGATTCAAGACGATTAATGGTTTCAGCTTGGAATGTTGATGATCTAGAACATATGGCTCTACCTCCTTGCCATTACGGATTTCAAGTTTATACAAGACCAACTACACGTGAAGAGAAGATTATTAATCCTGGAAAATACAGAGCAATCTCTCTAATGTGGAATCAACGTTCAGTAGATACATTCTTAGGTTTACCATTCAATATTGCCTCTTACGGATTATTGCTTGAAATGATTGCTAAAGAAGTAGACATGGTACCTGATGAATTGATTGGTAATTTAGGTGATGTTCATTTGTATTCAAATCACGTTGAACAGGCAAAAGAACAAATCACTAGAAAACCAATGACTTTACCTACAGTAGAGATAACAGAACTAGATTTGTTGGAAGGTAGTGTATCGGCAGAATTAAAAAACTATATTCACCACGATCCAATCAAAGCACCTTTATCTAATTAATTATGATTGAATTATATTCTGCTCACGATATAGACATTAAAACCAAAATTATTGCTCAACAAATTTCTCGCGAGCATAAAAATGATGCTACACCTGTTGTAATGGTAGGAGTACTAAATGGAGCATTTATGTTCTATTCAGATCTAGTTCGTAATATGGATATTGATGTAGAATGTGATTTTGTTCGAGTCAAATCCTACTCAGGTAAAGAACGAGGCAGTATTCAACTCACTAAAGATATTGAAACATCAGTGCAGGGTAAGTACGTTTACTTAGTTGATGATATTTTTGATTCAGGAGAAACAATGCGATTTTTAGCTAAATATTTTAATATTAAAGGTGCAAAAGATATCAATGTTGTTACTCTAGTAAAACGAGCTAAAAATGAATTTAACCCTATAGGACCTCATAGTCTTATATCTTCATTTAGACATGCTTTTGAATGCGAGGATGAATGGTTGATTGGTTATGGAATGGATTCAACAGGGGGTTATAAAAGAAATCTTAAATCTATCTTTGCTCTTTAAAAAAAAGTTATTATATTAATGTTATGGAAAATATAGAAAATAAACGTCGTAAAAAACACGAAAATATTGAATGCGTTCCTGTTGGTTTCGCAAACGGAGTAGCAGGTGATTTCCCACTTTCAGCTGAACAAAAAGAAGCAATGATCGAGGAAGCAGCAGAGCACTTTGGACGCTTTCTTACAGCACTAAAATGTGATTGGCAAAATGACCCTAACTCAATGGAGACACCTCGTCGCGTAGCTAAAGCATACGTAAACGATTTATGGAAAGGCCGTTATACTCCATTTACAGAAATTACTTCATTCCCCTCAGATGGTTATGATGGAATTATCATTGAACGTAACATTCAACTTACATCAATGTGTTCACACCACCACCAAACAATTCGTGGTGTAGTACATATTGGTTATGTAGCTGGAGATAATGGTCGTGTAATTGGTTTATCTAAACTAAACCGAATTGTAGAACATTTTGGTCGTCGAGGTGCTATCCAAGAACAACTC